CGACGATGTACTCGCCGTCCTGGTAACGATTGGTGAAGATGTCGTTGCTGGCATCGATCAGCGCATCGTACAGCGTCTGCCAGTGCACCGACGGGTCACGACCGCTGGGCACCGTGCTCGACCACTCCGTGTCGCCCGCCGTGGCGCCGTTTAGGATCACGTTCAGGAATTCGTAGTTCAGTTCCCGCATGATCTCGTCCGCCATCGCGTTGACCAGTTCCTGTTCCACGTCCAGGCCCAGGCTGAAGCGCGCGTCCTCCATGATCTCCGTCTTCCACTCCGCGCCCAGCATGCGCTTGATGGCCGAAACAGTCGTCGAGGTCACCGTCATCTTGATTTTTGTCGGCACCGCGTTTTCGTCTGTGGTTGCCCGGTCCGAGCTGATGTTATCGTGCAACGTGGTTCCGCCCGTCGCCGTTTTGTGCGTCAGGTAGAAGATTTGCATCGTTCCACCCGACACGGCCGGCATGGGCTGAATGGCCGCAATCTCGTTGACGATCAACTGCGGGTACACCTTGCGCACAATCGGCAAGGTGTACTTCACCGGCAACTCCACGTCCGTGGTTGCGGTCGTCTCCAACAGGCTGCGCTGGCCCGGAGAGCTCAAGCTCTGATTTTCAAACAGCATGGCCATCCACAGCTTGCTCTTGGCCGGGATGGGCGCCAGCCCGCGCTCCTCGTTCCCCTCCAGCAACGGCTTCCACTTCTCTACCAGCGCCTCCTGATAGTTGCGCATCCACGCCTGGTACGCATCAGGCCCGGCGCCAGCCGGTATCACTTCTGGAAATTGTTTCATCGGTCCTTATCCTCCTAAACACAAAGCCCCGTTTTGGCATTCCAGCCATCACGGGGCCATACTTGGCTTTGATATTCAGTTTACGCACTACGCACTGCGTAGTACCTTTTACCCGGCCGCCAGCCGCTGAATGTCGGACATGGTCTCTTCCGTCAACGGTCCCGCCGTCGGCTCCGACCCCTTGTCGTTATCTTCATTGTCTGGTCTGGCGTCTACCTTGCCCTTGAACGAGTCTCCGCCCTCACCGGCCAGTTCCTCCGTCAGTTGCTTGACGAACTTCTCCGCCTGCGCCAACCTATCCGTCACCTCGTCTACCGACTCTGGCGGCTTCACCCACTGCTCGCCGTCATCCTCGACCAGCACGAACCCAAAGCGCAGCGCGCGCCGCAATGCACTGGCGTGCGCCTTGCCTTCCAGCGCCTCGGTGATTGCCGCCTCGATTTCGCCCTTGGCCAGTTTCTCAGTCAGCTTGGCGATTTCGCCGTCCTTCTCTTCCGTCAGCGCCTTAAGCGCCGCGTCGTGTTCGGTCTTGGCCGTTTCCAGCGCCTCACCGGCACTCTGGAGGTTGCCTTGCAACTCCGCCACCTGTTTCCTGAGCGTCTCCAACTCTGCCGCCGCCTGTCGATCTTCGATCAACGCTTCCACCAGGTCCGGTCGCTCTTTGCGCAGCGCCTCCAGTGTCACTTCGTTCCAATCCATCGTATCCTCCTGTTTCTCGATTGTCTCAATTCTTAGTTCCTCCGCCAGAATGGCGTCGATGCCCGCTCCGGCAATGCCCGGCTCTTCAGCCAGGTCGATCCCGTGGATGACAGCCTCGACCACCGCCTCCACTTCCCGGCCGTTCACCTTTTTGGGAACCAGCTTGTAGCTCCCATACCGCGAGCGGATCGACGTAAATTTCATTACGCCATCCTCGATGAGGACCATCACGTCTTTGCCCTCGGCGGTGGCTGAAATGCGCGCTTTGTATTTGATGCGGTCGCCGTCCCGCCACAACGGACCGGTCACCTTGCCGACGGGCAGCCCCACGGGCAAGTCGCCCAGGGGCCCCGGCACTGCCTTGCCGTGCCGTGAGTAGACCGTCGATATGCCGCCTTCCTCGATATAGGCGTTGGTCATTGCCATAATGCGGTCGTTGCTCTCTGCATCGTAGAATTTCAAATTACCGCTTATCGCATTGTCCACCAACGCCGTCCCGACGAAGACCAGGTACGGACGGCCGTCTTCATCCTGGCCCATCTCCTCGACGATGGGCCTATCTTCCACTGTCAACAGGCTCCCCCCGAACGCCTTTGTCCGGTCCTCCGTTACTCCCCTCTCCCCTTGGGGGAGGGGGTGGGGGGCCTCCTCGACAGTCGTGATCGTATTATCGTCGTTAATCTTGATCCCCTTTGGTTTCGCGTTGCGCAGTTTCTTCAGCACCTCGGCCTTACTCGGTCCGCCGGCGTACGATTTCAGCCCGCGCCCCCCGCCGTGCGCCACCGCGTTCCACGCCGCTTTCCAGCCATCCACATTTACCTCGCCGTGTATCTTAAAAGGCAGCTTGCGGTGCTGCCCCTTGTTCATCTTCTCTTTTTCAGCCTTGCTCGCCTTGCGGTACTTGTCGCTTACCCAGGCAAAATCGCCGTCATCCAGGTCGTTTTGACTGGTCCCCTCCGGCAACCATCCCTCTGTCAGTTCCCCTCCACCCTCGGGGGAGGGGTCAGAAGGACCGGGGGAGGATGCCTCCTCTTCCAGCCTCGCCGCCATCTCCTCCAACGGCTCGCCGCTCAACGTCTGAAATTCACCCACCTGCTGGATTTGTTCCCACTCGCCAAACTCCACCTCAAACGTCGCCACATCAAACGTGTATGGCACCCTGTAAAATGTGTACTGCGAGGCTTCTCCAAATAGGCGACACGTGACCACAAACTCAGAGCGGATTTCCACCACCCAGAAATCTACCTCAGCCAGCATGCGCCAGCGCAACCGGTCCAGCGCCAGCCGTACCCCGTCCACCACCTTGTCCAGCGATGCCTCGTCCTCTTCGATCAATGACGCCGCACCCACAAACAGCGGTCCTAAAAATCTATACAATTGCGTTTCTAATTCATTCATCACATTTCCTCCTGGCCCCCTTCTCCCTTTGGGGGAGGGCCGGGGTGGGGGAGGGCAAACCTACTCCAACAACGGCTCCTCCTGATCCCCCTCACCATCCAGACTCACGCTGGAAATCGTGCCGCAAAACGTGCACGCCGCGCTTACCTTACCCCCCACAATCGTCATCTGCCGCTCGCGAAATTTCACGTTCAGCGTTTCCCCGCGCCGCATGCCAAATTTATCGCGTCCGCACACCTCACACACCCACCACACGTATCCGTCATCAGCCATGCGTTTCACTCCTCACGCATCATCCCCCCGTCAACCAACACCGGCACCGCCCATCACACTCCGTCCCCTGCCCCGGCAAAATACCACCCGTCGTCGCCATCAGCGCATTGATGTCCGGGTACGACCCCGCAAACGCCAGGCAGTCGCTGCAATGCTGCGCCATCGGGTCCAAATTCCAGTCCACCGGCTTGCGCTCCTCCGCCGGCCTCTGTTGCTCTCGCTGCGCCCAGCCGGCCCAAATCGAGTGCCAATACTGTCCCGCGTACAAATCCAGGTGCGCCTTGCGCGTCGCCAAAATCGCCAGGATGAGCGCAATCGCCTCCTCCTTGCGGTCCGCCCGCTGCTCGTCGCGGATGTCGTCCACATCTTGATCGATGCGCTCACGTACCCGCTCCCGGAATTTCATATCCAGGTAATAGTAATTGTTTTCTACCTCACCCTGGATTTGCTTAAGCCCATCCGGTCCCACCTCGCGCCCGCCGTAGCCCAGGTAATACGCCTTGTCCAAATTGCTCTCGCCGTGCTGGTGCAACAGCATCAACAACACCACCAGCGCGTCCTCCAGCTTGCGCTGAAATTCCTCGCCGTCCTCCGGGTCCACCTCGGCCAGCGTCTGCGCCGTCTCCGCCGCCCACTTGTCGTAAATCGCCTGCAATCCCTCGCGGTACGCCTCCGACGCCGCCCGGTATGCCGCCGGCACGTCCTCGTTCTCTTCGTCCGGGTCCTGCTCGATCAATATCCGGATCACGTTCTCCGGCGTCACCGCCAGGCCCTCCTCAGCCAGGTAATTCTCCGCCCGCGTCAGCAACCCCTTCACGCCGCCCGAGCGCCGAAACTCCTCTACCTCATCCTGTGACGCCTGATCCCCCGTTCCCTGGGTCCCCGATCCCTGCTCACCTGCCCCCTGCGCCTCCCCCACGATCCGCTCACGCATCGCCGCCCATTCATCGTCCGACATGCCCAGCCGGTTGGTGGCGATCCACTGCTGATCGATGACGCCTTGCTCCAGCCGCAGCTTATCCGCCTGCGCCCGCGTCACCTCCGTCTGTGCCAGCGCCCGTTCATCCTCCTGGAAGGGCGCCGGCCAGACAAGCGTGTAACTTACCTTCAGCGGGTCCCAGCCCTGCAACAGCAGCGCCAGGTCGAACAACGCCACCAGGTACCCGCCAAACCAGGTCTGGATCCAGCGGATAAAGGCCGCGTACTCCGCCTGCTGCGCGTCCAGCGTCGCCTTGGCGTTGACCTCGTCCTCGATGCCCAGGAACGCCGGCGGGATGCGCATCGGCCTCAGCATCTTGCGCAGGTAATACTTGATCGGCGCCAGATCCTTGTACCCCGCGCTCGACGTATCAGCTACCTTCACGTCCGTCAGCTCCGCCACCGGCTTGCCGTCGTCGCTGATGTCCGTGTGATAGCCCACGCTCAAATAAATGTCCTTGACTACCGTCAGCGGGTCCTTGCCCGTTGACCCGTCCGCCATCCGGGTCGTCAGCAGGCTCTCCTGGAATTCACGCACCCGCGCCTTGCGCTGCTTCTCGCTCAGGTTGGTGTGGTCCAATAGGAAAATCAAACGGGCGAAGGCGCGCGTCAGCCAGTTGATGGTCAACGCCTCTTCCATCGCCCGCAATTTCTTGAACGACGCCCGCGATGAATGCATCAACGCGCGCCCGTACTTGTCCTCCCCGCACCGGTTCCAGCGCAGGTGTATGATTTGCCACGGGTAAAAGCCCGCGATAAATTTCCTGGTCTTCTCATAGCGCTGCTCAAACGCCCACTCCCCCTCTGTGCTTCCCTCTTTGAGCAGCCCTGTGTCGTCTTCGTTGCGGTGCATGGAGCGCACCGGCATCTGCATCACGCGCGTGATGCGCAATTGTTTATCCACTACCGGCTGCAGGAACTTGTCGCCGTGCAACAGCGCTTCGCGCAAGATGCCATACGCCTTCTCTTGCAGCCGCGTCCGCTGTAGCAGTTCCTCGATGACTTCCGCCGCTCGGGGGTCTATATCCTCGTCAAACTGAACCTCAAACGCCTCGGCTGAACCATCCCGCCCGGCCAAGGCCGTGCTGGCCAGCTTGTCCAGCCCCACGGCCACTTCCTCGACCGTGCGGTCCATCTCTTCTACTTCGTCATATACGTCTGTGCGGCTTGACGACAGCTCAAAGATGGACTTGGTCCAGGCGTTGATCAGGTTGACCGTCATCGTCCCCGTGACCGAGGTATCCTCCGACCGCTCCCCGGCCCCGGTCGGCGCCGGCTCGCCGCTCGCCATCGCCCGCCGCAGCGCGTTTGTGATTCGTCCTATCAATGACGACCTATCTGCCATAAGCTACCTGCTAACTAATAAAAAAGAGGCGATCAGCCACCCATGCATGGGCTAATCGCCTCCGGTTCCACGACCGCAAGACCCCGTCACAACTCGTGACACTTTATGCACTTTTGTTACTAAACAGTATATCACATTTCCCCTCAAAAATCAATACCTCTCCATCACTCCACCCGCCTCGGCTCCAGGCCCAGCCCCGCCAAGCGCTCTAATGTGACGGCCACGTACTTTGGCTCGATTTCAACGCCTCTGCCGAGGCGGCCTAAACGCTCGCAGGCGACAAGTTGACCACCAGCTCCACAATAGCAATCAAGCACAACATCACCAGTAACAGTGAACAATTCCAAAACCCATTCAAATAATGCTATCGGTTTTTGCGTTGGGTGATAACGTGCTTGGCTATGCTCAGAAGCCTTGACCATTCCCATCCATTTATGTGTAAATAACCTTGCTGGAATTGATTTACTAACCCAAGCCAACTCACAATCAGCAAAGTTATTACTTGGCGTACCATCTCGCTTATCCCATACTAACCATCCTGAAGAAGTTGGAATCTTATTAGCATAATAGTTTGCTCCCCACAGCACAATTACCTCGCCGGAACTTAAAAGATGAGAAGGATCAAATGGTTTGTCATCTCCAATTACTGGATCATACTGACCGACCGGCCCCCAATTTCTCCCCCCCCTTCACCCCCTCCT